CATGGGTCAGTGTTTTTCTTTCTGTACCTACTAAAAACTTTTTTGCTTCGCTCATTTACATAGCCCTCAATTCGTAACTCGTGTAACGACCACTGCTATCACGATATGGATTATTATTATAGGCACCATGCCTACCCCTTACCATCCTATCCCTAGCATTGTCCAGGTCTGTACCAGCGTACAGATGAGAAGGTCGGACACACTTAGGATTATCGCACTTATGAAGAACATGCTTCTTAAGCCTCGGATGCAGGCTAAGATACACAAACCTATGAACCTTATAAACCCTGCCATTGTAACTCAACTGAGGATACCCCCTTTTGTGCATCTTGTAATTAGTTTCCCAACACGAATCCTCACCTGGACGCCACGCTTCCTTTAGCACGGCGTCCCTGACCTCACGCATTGTTCGTTTATGCGGTCCCGGTTTCATTTGCAAAGTCTAAGCTCGAAATGAGGTTTCGGGCTCTTCAGGAACTTCTTTTCGTACTTCAGTCCATCACTGGTTATAATATGAGTCAAGCCTTTTTTCTCCATTTCCAATAATATTCTTTCTTCTGCTTTCTCAACTTTTTTAAGGGCTATCTTATTGGTTCTAAAGGATTTTTCAAGCTCCACATCCCCAATGACGCCCGCCTCTATTTTAGGGGAAACAGCGGCTTCCACTGCCGGGTTACACGCCCCATTGTACTCACAAAGCCTGCATCGGGCTGAACCGCCGATGAATTCGCGCTGCACAGCTTCCGGTCCTTTTGTGAATACAGTGTCAAAGATATACTGAAACTTGTTTCTAGCGTGGTCGAAGAGCCTGATATCAGGAATCCATCGAAGCTCGTAATGGACACAGGTGTTTTTATTTTCATAATATAGCGCCACCCCATCAATTCCGACTCTCCGGACCCACTCACTGAATGCATACGCGTTCAACTGGTAGTAGTAATCCACCATGAACTCTTCCGCAGGCACCAGATCAACAAGTTTTACAATATCCGTGATTAGGTAACAATTGTTTCCTAAGTCCTCCACCAGGCCAGTCTCCAGCAGCTTGCCAAAAAACTCGGAAGTAGAATCCCCGAACCCGGAAGAGTAGTAAGACCCTTTGGATTTGAAGTCAGTCAGAATTTTAAAATCATGCTCCCTTGACACCATTAGGGTGTCAATATCTCCTTCTATCGACCTATTTAGTGCCTGACCGCTAGCAGTCATATGAACTACGTCAAATAAATGCACACGTTGCTGTGTCAAAGTTGGTTTAAGATCAGTGTACTCTTTGATGTCCTGGATAAGTGATGTTTCAATTACGTTTCCCCTCGCAAAGATGCGGCGAAGCTTTGCCGTAATTGGAGGCTTTGGATACTGCTTAACCCCATGGTAGTGGGCTACATCACGCGCCAGCTTAAGAGCACACTTGCCAATACCAGAAGGGGACAACGGGTAACGCTCAATATTCCCCGCATTGTGCCTCTCTGCCTCTTTCTTTGACTTCGCATCCATCCCCTGATCCATCAACATTGTCATTGCAGGGGCTTTCCTTAATTTTTCTAAGTTCATCTTTTAATCCTTCATTCTCCGCTGATAGCAGATCAATTTGTTTATTAGCCTGGGACAGCGCGATGCTAAGCCTCTTTATTCTAGTCTCCACTAGCCAAGCCACGTCGCCTAGAAACCGCTGGTTACCTGCATCAGGGTCCAGCATCCTATGGATTTTTACTAGCTGTTCACGCAGGTTGTGGTTCATCGTCGTGGTCCACCGATTTCTTTACTGTCTTTTTCTTCCGCACCACTGGCTCCTTATTCCCACCCTGAATAATGCCTTGGATAGACTTCAATTCAGAGTCATGCACAAGTGCGAAGTCACCGCCGGGAAATAACTTACCGAATACCACCTCATTGTCCATCGGTTTTCCACGACCAATTAGGGCAGCTTTCAACCCATCGATAGCTGGACCTTTGATGCGGTCAATTGATTTACCTTGATACTGGTCTACCAGGAAGTTTATAACCTCGAAAGTCCTACCCTTCAACGGCCCGTTTTTAATGGAAACCATTGTTCCTGCTCTTTTATGCTTCATTACTCCACCTCTTAGTTAGATAGCCCATTTGGTTTTGCGTCACCAGTGTTGCTGGCATTCCTTATACGATACTCGTAGGCCATGCGCAATATCGTAAACAAGTCCTCAGCCTCCATAGCTGCATAAAGCTTACTATGGTTTCTACGGAAAACCAACACAGGCATGTGGCCCTCGCAATTGTCATCAGCCTGTTGGAGTGCTGACCAGATATTCAGCTTCTCTTGATTCTTGGCCTCAATTGAGATTGGTAGCATTGCCCTTGCGACGGGGGACAACACCATGTCCTCCCCCGATACCCCTCCCGATGTTCTTATTACATCCTCGTCCTGCAACTCCGGGAAGAAAGCGTGAATCAGAACCTTCACTTCGTTTGCTGCTCTTCGTCCTTTTGCTTTCGCTGCTGCTATTGATATCCGCGACATCGGCATCCTCCAACATGAATTGAACATTTTTGGTGATGAATACACGCCGCGATGCATCCTCCCCGGTTATAATCACAATACGGCCAAAAGCTACAAAATTATCCGGGTCATCAAACTTTTTTGGCTTAAACCAAAGATCAAAGTGCTTACCTACAACATGATGATGATAGGAGTAGCCATAAAAAACATCGGCCTCTTCATAACCGATGTCACTATCGTTGCGGCTGCGCCCTACCCGCACCACAGTTAATTTGTACCGCTTCATGCCCTTTATTTTTTCCAGCATGTGTCCAGATTCCCCTCTACTTCCAACGGCACCTTACCGTGTGGTGTTTCGAGAATATAGCAATTCATAAAATAGTCTACGGTTTTCCTGCAAAAATCTTCTTTCCCCTTCGGGAACCGCCACACTACCTCGTCGTGAATCCAGGCCAGCGGCTTTGCATCGATCTTGAACTTAGCGAAATGCCTGCGGGCCATCAGGGATGCATGGAAAATGGCCCTGGATGCCATCCCCTGCACAAATGTATTGAACAAGGTCATATGTATCTTCCCTTCCCTGGCTTGCACCAAGGAGCCGAAGATATCGTGAATGGGGTAACCGGCTTTGTACTTATCCTCTAGGTTTCTCTTCCACTGAAAAACACCCTGCATACCCTGGCGGAAAGAGTAAACCATGTCCTGGCAACGCTCCAATGGAATATCCATCTCCTCCCGCACCAGACACATCGTCTGGAAAGTAGCTGCTCCGGTACCATATATGATTGACAGGTCACCGATCTTCGCCGTTTTCCGCAGGTGACTGTTCTTGGACTTAATGTCACTCTCCGGCACATCAGCAGTCTCTGCTGGAAAAAACTTCTTAGTCGCATAGTTGTGGTAATCCCTTCCCTCTATGAACAACTGGACCATCTCGGGGTCCGCAGTCAGGTATGCTACCAACCTCGGTTCAATCTGGCTAGAGTCTACGGTGTAAATTGAATACTTTTCATTATCGGCGACGATGAAGGGCAATCTAAGTGATCCCTTAACATTCTGGAGATTAGGGCCTGAAGAACTAAGCCTTCCAGTTCTAGTTCCCGTGATGTTAAAGGTGCAGTGAATTCTACTTTCAGTGACAGCCTCAATGTACTGCTTGAGGTAGCTGACTTCCGTTTCCTTTTCGCGGTACGCGAGCATTTTTTCTGCAAACTTGTTCCCTTTGACTTTCGCCCTGATGAGGACGAACTTGTCCGTACCTTCCGTTTCAATCCAAGCATTTGACTCCTTATCTCTTTTCTCCACGGTCATATCGATGCCGTGATTCTCTAAAATTACTTTGACCTGGATAGGCGATTGAAGATTAAATCTGCTAGGTAACTTCTCCAACTTAGCGGCCAGTCCTTCGTTGTACCTATCGACAACACCCGCACACTTAGCCTGATCCTTAATCCTCGTGGCAATGAAAGCACTACACTTCGCGTCAGTTTGTTTTTTGATGAGTCTCTTTTTTCCTTCAATATAGCGTTTAAACGCCTCCTCTGAATCCTTATGAATGACCTCTTCGAGTTTTCCGGCGTCAAGTAACGCTTGCTGGTACATTGCATGCAACTGCACCGTATCGATGAGGATTCCTTCATACTCCGCCTCCGCAAGTAACTTCGACCAGGGCATTAAATATTTGTTGTAAAATTCAAGAGTCTCATCCTGCTCCGCGTGTTGTAGGAGAAGTTCGTGCAGCCTGTAGGTGTATACGCAGTCCTTTTTGTTGTACTCGGGGTCATCGTGGTTTGACGGGTTTTCCCAGAAGGGTTCGACTCCGAGATAAAACGGTGCCATAGTTTTAAGCGTGAGCGGCGTACCAGGACGATGACGTTGTTTTTGGGGGAGTGTGGCATTTAGGATTGCCCTTCTTTCGTTGTAGACCTTGAGAAAATCATCGGGAACTTTCTTAGCCACTGCGGAACCGAGAACTTGGGTATCTCCCATGATGTCTCGCGCTCGAATGGTGCTCCCGCCCGACTTGAGCGACTTATAGTCAAACTTAACTCCGTGCCCGACAAATCCAATTCGCGGGTTCTCACCCCTATACGAATCGAATTCTCGAACGGTGCGGAAAAGAAAATAATCCTTGCCATCATAAACCCCTATGATCTTGATTTGGTTGTGCTTGAAGTGTACCGCGTGGTTACACTGCGAGCTGTTGCTGGCGTCATAACCAGGGCAGTCCTTTACCCCGCAGGCAGTCTCAAGGTCAAGTGATGCTACCTTATTTTCAAGTAGCTTACTGAAGTCGATCATCGTCGTCTGTAGCAGCGGGTTCTAGGTGTAGGGCTAGGCTTTACTACGATGATATCCGGCTCTTGCTCAGGTACCGGGGAAACCTCTGGCGCAGGGCAATCGCATTCAACGAACACTTCGTTGTCCACAACAATATCCTGACCACTACCACAACCCGCCGAAAACAAAAATAGCCCTAAAACAAGTAACTTTTTCATTAGTATGTCCACTCCGTTATTTTTTCGCGTGTCATGTCAACATCGACATGTAGTTTTGTCTTACCCCATCCGATGCCCATAAGGGAAGTGCTCCAATGAATTTGTTTAACTTTTATTTTAAACGGCTTATCGGCCAAGTCCATAACCATTCCATCCCAGTAGGGGTCAGCCGCCATGCCCATCAGGTGCTTTGATTCAGTAGCAGCCCCCGGAATGGATTCGTTATGCTTAGGGCACGAATACCCCCGCGCTATGCCTACGGGCTTACCTACCAGGGCACGCAGGGCCTCCAACACAACTATCAGCTCCATATCAATCAGAGCATAGTCACAGCAAGGGCAAGCAAATTCTTTTGAATGGAAGTTTTGTGAAATGGGTTTATGAGTCTTGGTCGAATATAGCCGAAGCATTGTACTTGTCCTCGTGGTTTTTGTTTTCACAGACAGCTTCACGTGGCCCTAACACCCCGTCAAGCGATTTATACTGGTCAAGTGGGATTGTGCAGGTTCTCCAAGTTTTGGTATGACCAGTCCAACAATAAAAATCAATGTCTACCGCGTGCAGCGTGTCGTCCTCTCTGGCGTAGCAGTAAGAATTGTCACAATTTATAAGTCGTGAGGCCCTGGCTGTTGTTCCGCCAAGGCCCCACCACTCCCCCTCTATTGAGAACTCTTTTACTATCCTTCGCCTGAAAATTTCACGGTATGGATGGCCAAAGGCTAAGTAAAGTAAACTGTCCTCATTCAAGAAATCAAAGCACTGAAGCCCTTGGTAGGGCTCTAGCAAAATCTGCCTTACGGCAGCTATCGTCTGTTTATCGCTTAGATCTTTTCTTCTTTTTCCCATGATTCTTTTTGGTTTCATGGCTAGCTGACAGCACTTTTCCCATGGCCCCCGTCGGGTTCTTCAGCTCTTCCCAGCTAGCTAGCCATATTCGCAGTGTACGTGGAGTAATCCCCAATGTCACTGCAATTTTATCTTTCTGATCCAAACCGAATTCTTGAATAACTCGTTTAACTTCCGCTACCATCACTTCGTGTAGGGTACCCCCTACCAGGTGTTTTTTCTGTTGCATAGCTTCGGAATATAGCACTGAATTTAGTTACCTGGCAACCCCTGTTCTGGAAGAAACTCTTACCCGCTTGGTGCTGCGGCTCCAGTGCCCACAATCGCGACACCTATATTGCTGGTATTTGCCGGTTAAAGTATAGTTATAGCCCTGGCGCTCCAAATCAGTACTGCCGCACTTGCATTGATGTTCGTCTTGATGAATACCAAAATGGGTGGAGGACCAGGGTTTCAACCTGTCATACAGCTCCTCGGTGGCTAGCACATCATGTTTATTGTACCTCTCCATTTCTTTCCATGCTGAAAGATTGCCCTTCAGTACCTCAGCCCATAACTCGAACCCAGGGAACTTGTCGTGTTTTAGTTTTTTAAATTTTTTGTTGATCTTGTCAGATAGAAATTCGAGGGAATTTGAGGTGAACCCGAAATATTTCTTTGCCATCACGCAGGTGTCCTCCTGCTTTGATACCTTTACCGGCTTAAACCCGTTTACGATCAATCTTGCGTTTACTTTCCGATTATCAAACTTCCTGCCGTTGTGAGTTACCACCACATCAGCCTCATTCAGCATAGCATAAAGTTCTGTAATTAATTCCTTATCATCTTCCATGTTGCCGGCCTTACGCTGGTCTCTGTAAAAAATCTTTTTCTCGCCGTGCCACTTCGCGGCCCAGGCGATCACGTGCCAGTCCCGCACTATTTGCTTTACACCTATATTCTCTTTCCAAATTTTCCAAACAAAAGACAGAATTGGAGCAGTCTCAATGTCATAAATCAGAATCTTGGGGGATTTTTTCATACAGCCAAATTGTAAGCCGCCTATTTTACAAGGTCAAGCAAGCGGCGAAAAATGTTTTCTTCAACAAAAATCAGAGCGCTCAACCATTCGGAAAGAAAAAATGATGGACCATTACACTTTCTTCTTGACATCATTTTTCAAAGAGAGCTATATAAAGAAGTCTTCGCTCCCGTAGGTCGCTCAATTAGACCGTAGGGGCATTGCTCGCGCAGACGTGCAAAACTTCGTAGCGCAGAACACGTTGCTCGCGTCTTGTTATATAACATATATATGTATACTGAAAATACCTGAAATTTGTAAAGTTCTTTCCCCCGATTTTATTTTACCCTTTTTGACATATCAGTAAACGTGCTACATGCTTAAGACAATGGATATCGTTACTTTTTTGAGTTCCCAAGGAATTACCGTAAACCACAAAGAAGCAAACAATGCTTATATCGAATGCCCACGGTGTGGTAAGGAAAATCTTTCCATCAACGTATTCAATGGCGTATGGCACTGCTACTCAGCGGAGTGTGTAGTCGCCGGGGCAAAGGGTTCTTTTGCGGATTTGATGAAAACCTTGAGTTTGAATTCTGTTGAACTCCCTTCTTTTTCCGCTCCCCCAGTCCAGGATAAAACCCTGAGCGAGGAGGATATTTCAGCTATCAAGCACGCCAACACGAACGTGGCTGAGATTTTGGAATGGGCTACTACTCGCAAGTTGGATGGAAAGTTCGTGTTAAGCCAGGGCGTGGGTTACGATTCTTCACAACGTGCTATGGTGTTCCCATACCACGATGATCAGGGGAAGCTTGTAGGGGCAAAGTACAAGTCAGAGCGTGGCCAGTGGATTAAGGGGAAGGAACCAAAGCTGTATCTGCTTGACCATGCTGACCTGATGAAAGAGAAAATAGTTTTAGTAGAAGGGGAAGCTGACGCACTTACACTCAAACAACTTGGGATTGCTGTTGCTGCAACGCTTGGTGCTACAAAAAACAAGGGTTTTGATCTTCTTAGGGGGATAAGACAGATTTACCTTGGGTTTGATATGGACCCCGCCGGTGATACTGGCACCGAAAAGGCAGCACATGAACTCGGGAGATATCGCTGCAAGAGAGTCACATGGAAAGAAAAAGATGTAAACGATTGGCTTCAAGCCGGGGGAACCAGGGATGAGATTATCAATGCAGTCCGTGATGCAAAGCCTATGGTCACAGATTCAAATTCACTTAATGGACTTTCGGCTCTTAATGCCTACTTTGACTCGCATAAGCGTGGCCTCAAGCCAAGACGTTCATGGGGATGGCCGCGTCTTGACGGCTTTACTAAGGGCCTATCAGGAGGGCAGCTCATTGGTGTACTTGCGGAATCCGGCACCGGGAAAACCACCTTCATCCTCAATGCTATTCGTAATCACGTGGCGCAAGGATATAATTGTGGGCTTGCATCCCTTGAAGAGCACCCTTTGTACGAAATTACTCCCAAACTTTATTCTTGTTTTATGGGCCGTAACATTAACAAGCTCAAGCTTGCGCGTGAGGATGCGAAAGAGGTTGAGGCAGACATGGGCAAGGTTCACTTGTTCACTAAGCAGGTGGACAGGACAGAAGTAATTGAATGGATTAAGGAGTGCTACTACCTGCACGATTGCAAAATGGTGGCAGTGGATTACTTTCAGCTACTGGTAAGGGATGAGGAATCAACGCAGGACATCAAGGAAACGATATTCGCTCTGAAGAACCTGGTGGTTGAATGCCCAGAGCTGTGCATTCTGCTTGTGATTCAGCCTAAGCAATCACAGCAGTGGCGTAGGTCCGATGGCTCTGAAGCAAAGCCTTTGAAGCTTGACGGTAAATCAGCTCGTGGTGGTTCAGCCATTAATCAGACCGTGGATGCCATGCTTACAATCAAAGGGGTGGATGGCCAACCTAACATCACGCAGTATGAGTACACAAAAGTCAGAGGGCACTTGAATGTGGACAAAAGAGATTGGCTTAACAAGTTTACACAGCTTGAATATAGCCACGACACGCTGCGTATGACAGAGAAAGTGAGCATGGTGTACTGATGGATATTAAAATTACGCTTGTCAGGCCCAGTCGAGAAGTTACTACTGTGTTCCTCGCAAACCAAACCAAAACCGATTTGAAAGAATATGCACAGCATTTTTTAAATGACCCAGTTCTGGGGCCACTTGTCACAAAACTCAATGCTGGTAGTATCAAGGAAGTAGCGCAGCGGTTAGATTGGGAAATCACGTGGGAGATTATTAGATAATGGCTACAAAACTGTACATGAATTACGGTATTGCTCCAGGTGTGGACGTTTCTGGCATCATACCGGATGCTGCGTGGGAAGCTAATGCTGCGGCGATGACCTACTGCAGTATGACACCCACCAAACTTGGTGGCACCATGACCAGTATTGCAGATACCAGAACGGGTACCAGTGGTGATGACGTGGCCATGTTGGTACTGGTAAGTCCGCCTATGGATGGCGCTTACTCTTTGGATACTACAAATTTTGATCCCATAACATGTATCAAAGGGGCGCAATCAAGTAACAGCTCGAATTCGTCCTTGCGTGTTGACTGTTATATCGTGAATCAAGCCGGTGATACCGTTGTTACAGTTGATGGTGGTACCGATGGTGTTGAGCTGGCCTTGACCACGCCTACAGCACGTGGTCACAGTATGCCGTGGGACCCTACGCTGACCACTACAGATGGGGATCGTATTGTGATGGTTGTAGGCTATAGAAAAGCGTCTACAGGGTCCTATACTCAAACACTGGTGGCCGGGAGTGATTCGGCAACTGATCTTACGAATGACGATGCTGATACGGGAACTGATAACCCGTGGGTGGAGTTTATTTCTAATATTACTTTTAAGGCTGAAGCCAGCTCTGGTACACCTAATCAGTTGATGATGATGGGATGTGGGATTTAGTCCAGCGCGGCGGATTGTCGGGGCATTCTAGCCTTGGTATTATTGCCTTAATCGGCATGAAACAGCCACATACCTTGCATACTGGCTTTAGGTACTTAGGGCAGGCATTACATATTGCTAGCCTTGCCTCCCACATGCTAATCCATTCGCTCTTCGATTTTTCGCAGCTTGTCCTGTTCATCTGCTATGGCCTCCATGACCTCCTCGTATTCGGTATTGCATTGCGCACAGCAAACGTGGTCCGCGAATAGATCCGGTTCGATGATTTCACTGTTGCATATGACGCACCTTTGCTCAATCAATAGTTGACTTATTTTTCCCATATTTCACCCCCAATAAAAAAGGGTAGCAGGTAGAATGGAGAACACCCTGCTACCCCCTCTAGCGCCGAGCCGGTTTTCACCTATAATAGGTGGTTCCCAGGGTTTACGCCGCCAAAAGTTTAGCTGCCTTATTCACGATATGTCTATGGTTCACTGTACGGCTTGCTGTAGCTTCCCCGAACGAAAGCACCATGTCTTTGATGATTTGGTTTGTCATGATTTGGCCCTTCTTCAGTCTGTAGTAAGCATAGGTGTCATTGTGTGCGAACAGTTTTATTCTGTCCTTTTTGCTATTAAGGAATACAATGAATGTACCTTTTTGCAGGGCGCCTAGGTCGATATCATCTTCCGCCGCAATTTGATGTAAGCCATCATGCCCATTAGCCATGTTAACGTGGTGATAAATTTCAATAACTTTCATGTTGCCTTCTCCATTATTCTGGTTAGAGCATCAGCATCCCCTATTAAGATAATGACGCGATTGTTTGCCACCTCGGGGATACTGATAGTAACCCGCTGATGGTTTTTAGGCTTCGAATCTTTCTTTGCCTGTTTCCTGGCCGTATAGTAGGTTGCGTATTTAATCCCGGCCTTTTTTGTGGCTTCTAGCACCGACATACCGGGGTTTTCATTTCTAAGCTTATCCACTTGTGCGGCTTTTTCACTGTTGCTCATTCTTTAATCTCCTTTGTTTTATGTACAGGAATTTCCTTCCTATTACAAGTGTTTTTATATGGGCATCCATTGCAGATATTACCGCTAGGTTGACCGGCTGCTCTGAGTCTTGTTGCAATCGGGCTGATTTCAACCTCGTATAAGCAATCGGCCCAACACCCTAGCGTGGTACCGCAGCTGCAATTCCTCAGCGATAGCCCGAATGAATCACAGTGTGATACTTCAACTGTTCCCTCAACATATTCACTAGGGGATGTCCATTTTTTGTTACATTTACTGCACTTCTTAAAATATGTAGTAGGCACTGGTCATCTCCCAGGGCAGACTATTTAAAGGGCGTAGGTATTGCGAACCAAGCATTTAAGCACGTGTTACGGATAGTCCGTGCCCCTTTTTTAATCATGCTGCCTTCTTAATTGTCTTCATGCCTTCGGCCAGTGTCCAAAGTGCTTTGTTGAGTTTAACGTTTTCATCAATTCCTTTGATGGGTCTGGTACGTGTAAAGCGCGGTTTGTTGGTACGTGCCGTGATTGTGCGCCCTGTGATTCCACCCTTTTCAATCAAGTTCTCCTGAACGCGGTTGAAAGTGTGCCATAGGTCCGGCTTCCTGTCGTCGTATCGGCGAGGATATAGCAATTGAGCCGGGTCAATAGTTGAGTGATTGTGATCCTTGAGCTGTAATGCGCTTGCAGCAAATACCTGCTGTTCATCGTAGCTCAATTCAATCTCCTCTAGTTCTTCGACTTTCTTCTGAATTAGTGGCACGTTGTCAATGACCCGATAGCTTGCCTCTAGTACTTCACGCGGGTCAAATCCAGCATGCTTAAATCGAACGCTCTCGAATGTACTATCTGCAATCACCAGGCCATTGCTACACACTAATCGGAATAGACCGGCTTGTAGTTGATAGGCGCTTGACCCGTCGTGGCTGTTCACTAACACGAGTTCAACCAAGCTGTCCCCTACTTTTAGGGTAGGCTGTGTGCCATCATATTTGCGGAATCTAAGCATATGCTTTTGAAACCCGTGGCGCTCAATTGTTCTCACTCTCTGTTGTGAGGCCATGACTGGTTGCCATCCCTCGGTGGCCAATTTTTCAACTACGCTGATTGTTGGGAAGAACTTATATTGCTCGCTTCGTGTACTCGCTTTGTTTTCCGCGAATACGCTAGGCGCAACTAGTTTTAAATGTTCTCTGCTAAGTGGATCTTTCATGTTTTTACCCCTTGTTTGTTTGGATATTCAACGCCTTCGTTGCACGCTTCAATAAATTTGCTTCTATTAAAACGCGTGTTGGTTGCTTGTAGTTCATCAGCTAGCTTAAAAACTGTTTTCTCCCATTGTGCTGCTGATGGGCTTTTCGTTATCATTACTGGCCTTGTTTCTGCCATTATCCTGGCCAGTAGAATATAATGCTGTCTAGTCATCATGCTTTTTGTTTTGTCTCCCATTACTTTGTCCTTTCCTTCCACGTAAGCCACGTGATAGCCTGCAATTCGAACGGCTGCAGTCCGTTTTTGATAGCCACTTCTTTGACGGCTTCTTCAATTTCCCGGTACATTTTGTCGGTCAGTGAAGGTCGGTCCTTTTCTTTGAGATATGAACCAAGTGCTACCAGTTGCATATGCACGTCAACTGTTACGCGGCTGCTCGATGGGTCATAGATGTTATCAAAGAATGCCGTGATTTTCTTGCCGCTCAGTATTGCAGTGATAGCCGTTTTATCGCTTGTACCCATGATTCGAATAGCCTTATGAACGTTAGCTTTGAATGTTGCGCATTTATGGAACTCGTTGCTTCTACAAATCTGTTCTGCATCTAGCAGATTACGTGCCCATTTGTTGCGCGGTGATAGTGCTGCGATAACTCCGCAAACGGTGATTAGTGGCACGCCAGTTTGTTGGCTGATTTGGAATGCCGCTATACGTGCAGCTATATACCATTCTTTGCCTCGTTTCTTATTTTCGATTGATGCCATATCGAACACCGTACGAATGTTTTTTGTGTACTGATTCATTTGTTGTTCCCTCAATTCTGTTTAATTAGTTATTTGCCAATTAGGATAAGCCATCAACTGTTGCCCTGGAAACGAACCGTTTATAGTCCGTGCAGCCGTTAGTCTGCGATGCCCGGTCGGCAGGTAGCTCAAGCTGTACTTTTTAGCGTGACGCCTTATTTAGCTATCGGGTATTGCTGGTAGCCATTGCTGGCTAGCTGGCATCTTTTTTTCCTCTTGTAATCGTCTGGTCGATGGCTTCTGGCTTTATTCTTAAGTCATCCTGGAATAGTCGTCCTGGCCAACCATATCCATCCAACCTTTTGATTACCCGGGGGTCCAGCTCAACTTTATCCGCTTCCCGCTTCCATTCTCGCCTAGTTAAAGTGTCTGTCACGTATCGCTTGCCGGTATCCAGTAGAACCTACCAAGTTATTGGTTCAACTGTTTGGTGGCTTATTTAATTGTCAAAGAACCCAGGGTTTGCTTTCCTCCTTTCTTCCTACCCTATTTTACTTCTATATATGCTATTGGCATGCCATTCAATAAGTCATTTAAAGGCATTTTATTGGCATTTAATGGCTTTAGTTGTGCGATGCATTGCACGCCGATTGCGTATTGCAATTGCAAAATGAATTCTTGTATTCGAGCAAGGTTTTCAAGTATTTTGATCAATAGTTCAAAGTGCCTTGTTTATAGTTCATTTAATTGCTGGTTCTTAACAATACCTGTTAAGATTGTTTAGGTTGTCTTTAGTATTGTACTTGTCATATTTTGTCAAGTACCTATTCTGGATGTGTTCATTGTTAACCAATTACTAAGTTGATTTTGCTGTGCTTAGCTAGGTTGAATAAGAAGCGTATAGCAAGATAATACTTGACAAATGAATACTATATAACCGAACCATGTTTTCAAGTATTACGATGCTTATTATTATTGGGAATTTCATTCCAGAATAGATTGATTAACTATTTGACGGCAATTAAATGAATTTAATTCAATCTTGACTCTTTTGGTATTGACAAGTATTCGAGCAGTTCCCAGGATTTGTGTCAAGTATTGCGGTAGGGCGGGCGGTCGGGAAATTCATACTTTATCGCTCTTTGGTCGTTCACATCACTTGGCTAGCTGATGTGGAAATTCATTCCTTTTTCCGAGCACAGGTAGGTCATTTGCTTAAAATAGTGTGTAGGGGATATCAAGCCTGCATCAATCGGGGAAGAAGGCGAGTAATATCATAGGGCTTATATGTGCTAGGGGCTTATAGATAGTGGGGCGGATGTCAAGCGAAATTGGGAGCCGCCGCTTGCTTGTATTATCGGTCATGGTACATAGGTATAATACACTCATAGGCGCGTACGCGGACTGTATGACAAGTGTAATGCGCGTGAGTGAGCGGTATAAGAGGGGCTTGGTGGGCATGAGAGGGTCAGTGCAGCACATATATAGCCATTTTAAGCCTATTTTGAGCATATTTATGCACTATACAGGCGATTTAGGGGGCGCGTTCAGCCCCTTGGGTACTTGGATATGTACATTCGTGGGGGTGCAAAGCGAAGCGATGTGCGAATCTAATTTTCCCCCGCCAGAATTCCCCCCACCCATAAATATAAGGAATGATATTCTGAATAAAGTTCCCTCCCTCGCACAATGGCCCCGTTCCTTGATGAGGCTCGGTCGGGGATCGGGGGCAACGCTATACTTTCCGAGGTGTTTTTATGGCTAGAAATGGTAGACAGTCAAAAAGTAAGAACAATTCTGACTCGCGAGGGTTAGCGGAATCAAGAATGGCTCGTAATCTTGATTCACTAGCTGAATTCGATCTGTTCAATGAAAACATAATGCCCCAATTGAAAAGGATGGTTTTGGAAAACTGGCCCCCAGACAAAATTAGGAAAGCCTTTGCTCCGCTAATGCAAGCAAGAATGATTCAAGCCGGTCTAATTGGCCGACCGGATTCAACTAGTACCCAACGGGCCATCCGGGATACACTCGACCGGCACGAAGGAACTGCTGTACAGCGGGTCGATAACGTGACACGCTATGGCAAGATGGATAAACGGGAGCTAGCAGCCCTAGCCATTCAAAAACTGCTGGACGCTAAGATTATTGACACGACCGGTCGGGTAATTAAAAATGTCGATGAAGAAGAACCGACCGATTAAAGACCTGATTCTCACCAGGGAATTTTTAGAGCAGCTTGACCCGGCTGAATTGGCTGACCTGGTGGAGCTGGCTGAGGAAACAGAAAAGCAGAACTCACCTGATTTAGTTTATGTTGAAAACCCTGTCCAAGCTAAGTTCCACCGCAGTCAGGCATTTATCAGGGCACTATTCTCTGGTAACGGCGTTGGCAAAACCACGGCTTGTATCAACGAGGCAATTTGGACTTCGTTGGGAACACACCCTTATCGACCTACTTCACGAATCCCCAACACCACTATCATCGTGCTGGATGACCCGGCTAAGGCGGATACGGTCTACCTCTCCCAGCTCAAAAAGAAAAGGTGGTATGACCCAAACAACCTCGAAAAACTCAAGCACGGACGCTCCCACACCGTAGAGATTATTTTCCCAAACGGATCGAATTGGGTATTCATGACCCATGAAATGCTCGAAGACAAGTGGGAGTCTATCGAGTGTGCGGCTGTAATCTTTGACGAACCACCCCCTAGGTTTATTTATATCGCGCTGCTTCGCGGTATGCGCGAAAAGGACATGAAGCCTTGGATAGCTTTTGCCGGTACCCCCAGGGGCCGGAACTCGCCTTGGATGTACCGGGAGATTTACAGGCCCTGGAAGTTCGCGCAAGACCCGGATATCGAGTGTTTCTTTGGCACGACCTTTGACAACCTGATGAACCTGGACCCGGAAACCATTGAACGATGGAAGAAGCGGTACACAGAACAAGAACTCAAGACCCGCGTGTATGGGGAGTTCGAATTCTTGTCAGGGCGCATCTTCGATACTTTCTTTCGGGACCACCACGTGGAAGAGTCTTTTGTGTGGCCAAAGTCATGGCCAGTTATTCTAGCAATGGACCCCCACCTCAGAAAGAACCATGTCGCAGTGCTTCTAGGAATTGACCGCGACAAGGAAATCCATGTCATCCGGGAGCTGGAAACCTCACTGGCAGGCAAGAAGGCGGCTGAGTTCTTCATTCGTGCCTGTGAACCGTATTCGGTGAAGGCAGGAATCTGCGATAACTTCGGCTCCATCAAGATGTACGAGGGGAAGGGTAAAGAGAAACGTAAGAGTTTCATCGACCTGTTCAACGATACGTCCAGGGAGATGGGCTCGAAGGTTCGCATCAGACCCACCACGAACAAAGAAAAAAAAGATGATGAGTGGATTGAGGATATGCGGGACTGGCTCAGAGTAGAAGCCGACCGTAGTGGTCAAGAACGTGGCCGGTTTCATATTTTCGAGGATTGCATAAAAACTATAGACAATTTCGAGTCTTACGTGTGGGATGAACACAGGGGCGCGGCTGCAGATGGTAAGGACATCAAAGAAGAGCCCTTAGGTACTGACTGTGATTACCTGATGTGTGTTAAGTATGGGATTTCCATAAAGCCTGATAAGCTGGGGGAAGATAAGATTTTCAGCGGCAAATTACGAAGGCGCTACGCGAACTCCCCCAGGGAATACGAATCAGATGGTAAGCCAAGACCTTGGAGTAAAGACTGATGGCCATTATTCAAAACGATGCAGAGCAGTTACAGTTTCGGTCCAAAGGCGAACCCCTTGGAAAGGAACACAAGGTTCAGCTACGTGACGCAGTTGTATCCAACCTCATGGAGAAGTGCCGGGAGAAACAGGTAGGGCTCAAGATCATCAAGATGTGGCGCTCCCATAATACCAATATCTCCGATTACACAGAGCGGATGGAAAAGCTTCAGAACTGGGACGAGTACGTTGACGATATCAAGCTGGATTACGACGGGGAAGCCAACCTCCATATCCCAATGCCCATGATTGTCCTGAAAACTTTCCATGCGCGTATGTATCAGGCCCTGTTTTCGGTGGACCCCCCGTTCGCGGTTCGCGCCATGCAGGAAGCCTACCAGGATGACGTGGAAATGGTTTATGGTCTGATGCGCTGGACCCTGACAGACTGGTGCAATTACAACGAGGGCGTGGAAGACGTAGTGGACCGATGGCTATGGCATTGGTGTGCGTTCGGCTCTGGATGTCTAAAGCTTCGTTGGGACCGCAAGTTCACCAGGTACGTGGATGTTACCGACGAGTATGTGCAAGGCCCGTCCAAATGGGAAGTGGTCATTGACCCAGAATCAGGCCAGATCGAGGAAGTGGAATCCCCTTCAATCATCAAAACCCAGATCGAGAAGCCCGTTACTGAGAAAGTATTCGAGGGTCCAGTATTCGAGTATGTGGAAAAGAAGGATATTGCAATCATCGGGGGTAGGGATATTCAGCTCTGCGATGCTGTCATTCATCGTGAGTGGTTCAACGCTGATGAATTAAACTCATTCGCCATGCAGGGCAAGTTTGACGCTGAGGTTGTAAAAGAGATTGTTGGTGGTGGTCCCCATGCTGAGGCTGGCAAAGAGGGCATGAACATCGCTCAGGACCGTGAATTGAATTCTGGTGTGAACACACTAGACATCGAAGAGGACTTGAGCAAATATGAAATCCTTGAGGCCCACCTGGAAATGGACATCAATAACGATGGGCTTAATGAGGCGCTAGTAGTGTGGGTAGACTCCAAGTCAGGTAAGGAACTACGCGCTACCTATGCGCATAGAATTTTCAAGAACGGTAAACGTCCGTTCGTGAATATTGAGTTCATCCCGCGTGAAGGTCATGGCTACGCGATGGGGCTACTTGAAATTTTGTTTCCTCTGTCAGTGGAAATGGACTTCATCCACAATGTCAAGGCTGACATTGGAATGCTCGCGGCGCAACCGTTCGGGTTCTATCGCGCAGCATCGGGTATGGACCCGGTGAAGCTGAAGATTAAGCCGGGGGACATGATTCCTGTTGATGACCCCCAGTCCCATGTATTTTTTCCGAACTTAGGAGATAGAAGTGGATTCTTTCAGCAAGAAGAAATGTTTCTCATGCAGTATGTTGAAAGACTTACTGCGATTAATGACATCAACACCGCCACACTTGGGCGGCAGGGAGTCGCTAGAACGGCTACTGGTGTCTCTGCCCTTGTTTCTGAAAATTCAGCCAACCTGGACATCTTTATCAAGCGAATGCAGCGGGGGTGGCGCCAAGCTCTTAGGCTTATGTGGGGAATGCTCCAGCAACGTATGCCTGACGGTACAGAATTTCGTGTCACAGGGACGGATGGTAGGGAGTATTTCGATAGAGTTAACAGAGCAGACATCCAATCTCGTGTCGATTTCATCCTGGAAGCAACATCAGCAAACTCAAATCGAATGATTCTTTTAGAGCAGACCCAGCAGGTTCTTGCTCAATGCATGAACCCTTTCTTTATGCAGATAGGCATCATTGAACCTGACAACGTGTTTGAAGCACTGAAAGATTATTTACAGGCCCTTGGACGTAGGGACTACTCGCGCTTTATCAAGAAATCGAACCTCCAGAGTTCGCGTGTTCTTACGGCAGCGGAAGAATTACGAAGACTTCTGGCAGGAAAGAAGATTGATGTTATGCCGGAAATGGAACACGAGGCATTCATCAAACTGGCGGATGCACTGGCCGAACAAGAGGGTGTTGAACAGCTGTACAGTTCTGACTCGCTAAACGCCGTGTCGTCGCAAAAAGAACAGCATCAGGCTATGCTCGAATCCATGCAGGCGCAGGCAGGACAAATTCAGCAGGCTCAGCAACAAATGTTCAACGGGATGGGTCCGGGAGGTGGCATAGCCCCGGGGTCGCCACCGCTATTGCCAAATAATGGCATGAATGCCTATAATGACTTTCAGATCGGAAGAAGCAATCTGAACCAGTCAATACAGGCTAACTCGGGGCAACAAGTGCCCGGAATGGCGAATCCTAAACAGACTCAGTAAGGGGGATTATGGGGCCGGAAGAAAAAGAAGCATTGGTGGAAGTTTTGCGTCACAATGGAATGACTCATGTATTTAACATTATTGAGGAAATCGTCCAAAGGATGCAGCGGGAACTGGTGACTGTGCCTATCCCGGAAGATGCGGAAAAGGCGGCATTCGTGGTACTTGGTAAGCGTTTGGCAGTGCAGGGGGCAGTGTCCTTGCAAAATGCTTTGTTTACACAATTGAACAACATACGGTACAGTGATGAAGAAGAGGGAGAATCACATGGCAATAGACGAACGAAAACTGAAACAACAGCTCGACGCAAATAGTGCGGCAATCCAGCGTATGCAGATGCAAATGCAGGCGCGGCCAGACCCGTACCAAGAGCCGGTATACGAGGATGATGATGGTGGATCGACACCAATGGCAGGGGCACCAACTGGTGATGATTACGGAAACCAGGTGGACCCAAATCAGCTGATTCTTCAGGCTATCACAGCCCAGGCGGCAAGACAGGCCGCGCAGGTTGTGAACAAAGGACAGAAGATAGAAAAGAATTTTGAAGACGGTGTGAAGCGCCGCATGGAACGCCTTGTCAAAGACTTCCCTTCGTTGGCTGAGGAAGGGTCCGAGCTGGTGAATCGAGCCCGCACTATTTACTCACGCATCGCGGTAGAAAATCCCGGGATAGACGAGCCGACTAAATACGAACTGGCCGTGAGAGAGGCCGCAAGCGTAATTGGTGCCAGGCCCGTTACCCTTCCGGCAGAAGACCCGTCGTGGACGATGCCTTCGGGGGGCACTAATCCGGCGCTGCCTTCCAAGTCTTCTCGGTCTAGGCTTACTCCTGAGATTGTTACCTTTGCGAAGGTTATGGGGATTGACGTTGATCCCCGGTCGAAGTTGGGCCAACAAAACCTAAAGGAATTATCTGAGAATTCTGCGCGGTTTAATGCGGATCAGGATGAATCAGCGTTTAAGTATCGGTAAAAGGGGGAATTTGTGACTGAAAGTGAAAACAAAGGTAAAACTAAGTTGAACCCGATCTATGAAGATACCCAGAGTGAATACGATATTGACTCGGTACTCAAAAAAGAATTAGATGCTCATGGTTTGGAGTACCGCTTCATTGATTTCAAGAAAGCGAAGTTGAACGGTGGTCGATCCAGGGCAGGGTGGATAGTATACAAGCGCCAATCGGAAGACCCCAGACTACAAGGAATTCAGTCACTTGCAGACGCCGACGGTTTGGTTCGTCAAGGTTCCATGGTTTTGGCTGTGAAAACCAAGCAATCTGCGGAACGCCAGCGCCGCCAGCGGGATGAGCAAAGTAGGGCTCTCACGCAGTATACTAAGAACGTGGCGGATGAGTTAGACGGGCAAGCTCGCAAGCTTGGTGGTAATACTAGAATTATTCAAGGTTACGATAAAAATCGGTGAAGGAGTTTTAGAGTATGGCAAACGTATCACGACCCACGGGTTTTAAACCTTTCAAAGAATTACTTCGCGTTACGCCGTACCGTTCGGCGGGTGCTATCTATCCGGGTGACCCGGTTACGCTTGACGTAGGCGCCGCGAATACTACGGACATGTATGCCCGTGTTATTTGCGCGACTGCTCAGCAGGCTTTAATCGGTGTGGCCATCGGTTATGCCAGCGCGGCTGGGAAAGAAATCCTTGTTGCCGATCACCCTGATCAGCTTTTCATTGCGGAAGCAGATGAAGCTGATCTGGACGATAATGCTGACTTGGGGCAGACCCATGCATTTGTCGCAGCCTCCCCGGATACGACCTACAAAGTTTCTCGGGCAGTTCTGGATAGTTCAGAAGTCGGTACGGCAACCTATCCTTTCCGCACGTTGGGCTACCTCCGTGCAGCGGCTGGGGATAACGTACCAGGTGCCGACGTGAAAGTGATCGTTGCAATTAATAACCACCAGCTCAAGGGTGGAACTGGAACAGCTACGGTTTAAGAGTTTAGTTAAGGAGTAAAGGCGTATGGGTCCACAATTTGTCAAAAGTAATTTTGGTGATTTATACGGCAGCGGGATGTTGCCAGCGTTGGAGTTCCTGTTTCGCCACGAACTCCCGATGCACGAAGGTATTCGTGGGTCGCTCTCGAATGTGAAAAGCACTTCGAGGGATATCTGGCAGATGACTGCTACGCACGACGTTGACCTGTTCGTGCAGGTTTCTGAAGGTGAAGATTACACTTTCGTGACCAATAAGCAGGGTGCATCCAAGACGCTGGTAATTAACAAATACGGCCTGGGCATCAGCATTTCCGAAGAGGCCATCAACGATGGCAAGTTCGATGAACTGGCTGACCTGTTGAAGAAGCTGGCCCGGTCTGCTCAGGAATCTCGGGAGATTGCTTTTGTAAACCTCATCAATAACGGGTTCTCAACTGAAACGACCCCGGACGGTGTGGCTGCATTCTCGGCCTCACACACGCTCCCCTCTGGTGGAACATACTCGAACGTGCTTCCGGTGGCTTCGGACTTGTCAGAGTCTTCGGCTCAGACGGCGCGGTACCTGTTCTCCACGGCGTTCGTGGGTGATACGGGCATTAAGTACAAGCTGAAACCCCGTAAGGTTCTGGTGCACCCGGCAAACGAGGCTTACGCCGAGGAAATCTTTGGATCGACTGGCAAGCCTGACTCCAACGATAACAACCTGAATTCGTTGCTCCGGCACCGTATCGAAGTTGTTTCCAGTCCGCACCTTACCGATGAGGATGGGTGGACCATGATGGGTGAGAAGTCCGACACGGGCTTGACCATTATTGAGCGCGAAGGCATCGTGACCAAAGCAGGTGGACCTGCAGTTGGATTCCTTAATGACTCGGTTCTGTACAAGAGCCGGTATCGTGAAGCAATGGGATGGCTACACGCCTACGGGTGTATTGCGACCCAGGGAGCGTAATCAATGTCACAGACAATTCCAGGCCCTTTGGTTTTTGACTCAAGGTCTAGTTCTGCGAGCCGTGAAATCTTTGCCGGTCTTCCGGTGGGCCTTGAACTCCTGATGGACTACTCGGTTTTCTTCGAGGACTTCACTGGGATTGCAATTGACGCCACCAATGACTGGACCAAGATCGTCGACACCTCTGGCACCATTCTGATTAAAGCAGACGCTTTGTTCGGTATCGCAGAGTTCTCCAACGTGGGAGCTGCGGACAATGCCGGGGCTTCGATTCAGGCCAACGAAACCTTCTCTTTCGTGGCTGGAAAGAAGACCTTGTTTGAAGCACGGGTATCCGTGCTCGACGCTGACGATGTGGACTTCTTTGTGGGGCTGGTTGAAAACCATGCCACGGACCCAGAAGCGGTTTATGCCGCGACAGGTGCTGGCTTCCGAATTGCGGAAGGTAGCGCGGTCATTCTGGCAAAGGCAGGTACGGCTCTGGCCTCTTCGGAAAGCACTGGGGTCAGTGCGGTGGACGACACGTTCATTGTGCTCTCGATGCTCTACGACGGTACGGACCTTCACTTCTATGTGAACCGCACCAAGAAAGCCACGATTACTGCAGCGAACATCCCCTCTTCTTTGCTAACGCCGAGTATGGGGTTCATTGCTGGTGCAGCGGCTGCTGATACGATTGCGTGTGACTACATTCTAGTTGCGCAAGAGAGGTAAATATGAAAAGCACGGGACCACACATTAATCCAGATTTAGGGGGGTTTGATAGGCCCCGGGCTTTGTTCTCGAAGATGCCTATCGGGGTGGATCAGCTCTGCGACTACGCCGTATTTTTTGATGACTTCGTAACCAGCGTAATCAATGTCACAGACACCTATCTTGGTACGGTTGTAGACACCTCACAAGAGCCTTTACTCGGTACGGACCTAGAAAACGGGCAGTTGAAACTCCCTTCTGCCGCTACTACGGACAATAACGGCTCATCCATCCAAATGGTTCAGACTTCGTTTTTGGTTAAGTCGGGTAAAAAACTTTGGTTTGAAGCCAGAGTCAAAGTGTCTGATGCTGACCAGGGTGAGATGTTCATCGGGCTAGCCGAGAACTTCGCAACCAACCCGGAAGCTGTGATTGTTGACGGTATTGCACGCGTAGGCTTCGAGCTGGTAGATGGACTGGCTACCATCAACACGGTAATTGACGATGATACAACTCCGACTCGAACGGTACTCAGCTCATCCATGGCGGATGACACTTTTGTGAAACTAGGATTCAGGACTGATGGTGGCCACATTCGGTTCTACGTGAACCGGGCTCTTGTTTCCACGCAGGCTATTCCTTCCGCAATCGCAGCAATCACGCTGGGGCCAGCGTTTATGCATATTTCCGGTAATGCTACCGGAACGCATTCGGCACATATGGACTATTGGTTAGCAGTTCAGGAGAGATAATGGCCGTAACAGGACGCAGCATCATTAAATTCACTGAAGACAATGACACCTTTGATTCTGGCCAGAAACGGTTGAAGATCAAGGGTGTCAGACTAGTGACAGCTTTGGCGGATTCAACGGCGTCAATTAGGGAACTGAATTCCTCTGGTACTGTTATTTACAGCCTAACCGCGCTGGCTAAGACCTCTGATGAAAGCCAGATTTGCACAATAGTAGACTCAGGCATACTTCACGTTGATTTAAGTGGGGCATCTGCTGAGGTATTCGTCTACGTGGAGTAGGCGATGGCAGTAAAAGTCAAAACCATACAAGTTGTGACGGTGGAAACTGCAGGGCAAAGAAAGCCTTTGTCTGACTCACCTATGATGGTGTACGGGGCCTCTGTACAATCCCTAAGAACCAACACAGGATATCAATACATTGGGGATGACTCTGTTACCAGTGCCAACGGTCAGGAGTTCGGACCCTCAGACGTGGTGGAGATTGACGGTCCCCCCAGCGCCAAGGGTCAGGAACAATTTGACCTGGCAGAGATTTACGTGGATTCTAGTACGGACGCTGCTGAGTTCAGGATATCGGCATGGATTAGAAAATAAGGAGGGGACGTGGCCTTCAAAATTCGCAAGCACGGCACGGTAATCGCCTCCTTCGCTACAGCCCAGGCAGTTGACATCAGCCACGCAAATGACTCCATTGCAATTGGTGACGGCACAGACTTGCTGGACCTGGTTGACGTTACCGGGGTAAAGAGCATTCCAGTCAAAGTTACTGCATCGGACGTTTCGATGGGAGGGGACGCATCGGCTTCCAACCAAACCAGTGGTGCCCAGAAAACCCAGATAGTGGACAGCGGCGGTGTGGTCGCAGGTATCTCGGACGTAGCCGGGGCCAAGGCCATCAAGGTTGATGTCATTCAGATGGTGTCGGGCGCATCGGGGTTAACTGATGCAGAACTCAGAGCTACCGCCGTACCAGTCTCAGGCACATTTTACCAAGCTACACAACCCGTATCGGGTACCTTCTGGCAGGCCACACAGCCGGTGTCAGGCACGTTCTGGCAAGCCATACAACCAGTCAGTGCTGCTTCTCTTCCGCTTCCGACCGGGGCTTCAACAGAAGCCACACTTGCCTCCATACTGACTGCGGCACAACTTCTCGACGATCTTGTGGCAACGGATGATGCCGCTTTCGCAGTCGGAAGCAAAGTGATGCCATTCGGCGCGGTGATGGATGACGCCGCTACTGACTCAGTTGATGAGGGTGACATCGGGTACCTTCGAATGACCTCGAGCCGCCAGCTATGGACGGTGGTAGGCGGTATCTCTGCTGGTGATAATAACATCGGCAACGTGGATATTGTTACTCTTCCGGGCACAGTGGAAACGGACATTGCGGCCATCAAAACTGCCATTCAACTTTTGGATAATGCCGTGTCAGGTAATGAGTACCAGGTTGACGTGCTGACCCTACCAGGCGTGGCCGGGGACGTGGCCAACGATGGTGCAGATTCAGGTAACCCCATCAAGGTTGGAGGTATTGCCAAGAATGCAAATCCAACAAGTGTTGCAAATAATGACAGGGTGAACGCCTACTTTGATTTGGCGGGACGATTAGTAGTCACAGAATCCCCTCGTGAACTGGTAATCAAAGGAAACTGCACACTTACCAATACGACGGAAACTACCTTGGTAGCTGCGGCTGCATCCATTTTCCATGACTTGGCATTTTTGATGCTGACTAACACTTCTGCCACAGCGGTTAGAGCCGACATCAGGGACACTACTGCGGGCACGGTGCTTTTCTCAGTAGCACTAGCTGCAAACGGCGGAGCAGTGATTCCATTCCCGGTACCAATACCACAAACTACGGTGAATACTAACTGGACAGTTACGCTTTCAGCCTCTGTAACTGATGTTAGGTGTTTAGGTGTTGCAGTTAAGAGGGTGTAAACCATGGCAATGATTTACCTCAAGGATACAGACCCCTCCAAGGTAAAGCGGTATATAGATAAACGCGCCGCGAAGCGGTTCATGGAAAAGCAAAAGAAGGAGATTGAAGAGCTGCGACTTAAGCTCGATTTTGCAGAGCGTCGATTACCTGATTTGGAGGAGTCAAATAAAAATTATATCCATAGACACAAGATTATGGTCAGGCTTTGTGTTTTTACATATATGCTTTTGGCCATATCACTGCTATTGATGCACTATGGCTACTAGATTTTACATAAAATCAACAGGCTCGACCGACATCACGCCTTCTATATCCGCTTCGTGGGAGCGTAACGGTAGTAGCTCGCGAAGGGCCGTAGCCGTAAAGAGCAAGGCTAGCACGGCTTCGGCAACTGTTGATGAAACTGCGAATTTTCAGTGGCTTAGCGGGGCTCAGAATTTTTTATTGCAGGTCATTTACGGACCTTTGAGTGCTCAAACAATCTCGGGAACAGTTGGGTCAAACTTCAAATATTCAGAAAATAGTACTATCAGCCTTAACTCCACAATAGGCGTCAGGATTATTAAACCTGATGAAACTACTCGTTATACTCTTTTGGCGTTAAGTGACGACGCCGGTGTAATTGACGGCACAACCTACGTTTCAGAGGAAACCGGCACTTCCGGCCTTACGAGTAATGACTCCACCGCCGGGGATTATCTTGTAATTGAGATAGGGTTGTCAAACAACTCTGGTTTTGATGTACTTCGCGACTGGGTTTATGGGCTCAAGATCGGCGACGACGCTGGATCTGATCTGGTGGGTGACGGTGATACCACCGGTGACCCCTGGATTGAATTTTCGGATGACATTACCAGCTGGGCGCCCGCTGGCCTTACCTATGGCTCACTTACAGTTAACGTAATCAAAGACGCGATGGCCCCTAATAACGATCCGTCCAGTACTGGTGGCCCAATTAGTGACTATGGTACTCAAACCGGGTCCATACCTCCTGGTACCTCCTTAAGTTCCACTACAGGTAGAATTTCAGGTACCCCCACCACGGTAGGAACGTATGCTTTTACCATTCGAGGGACTGGTTTAGAGGGTCAATATGATGATTCCCCGACTATTACGTACAACATTTACGAGGTGCCTGCCGGACTAACTTACTCCAGTATGTCTACCAGGGCAAAGCGGGGTAAGGCCATCACGAACAATACCCCCAGCTCAACGGGAGGGGCCATTGCAAGCTACGCAATCCAGACCGGTAGCCTACCCCCTGGCTTGAGCATCCACGCCACTACAGGCGTCATTTCTGGCATCCCTACCCTAACTGGTACATACACCTTCACAGTAAGGGCAACTGGACCCTATGGGGAAACAACAGACTCTGCTACAATCACATATGTCATATTTGCCGGAAATTCGCTGGACGTGTTTTCACTAGCGAAAGTGGAGGTATCAATTGGCTAATGCTAGGACCAAAAACATTATTTTCGTTGACGCTACCGGGGATATAACGGTTGACGCAGCACGCCCAAGAATATGGGGTGTCCTGGTTACCCCAAGTGCAGCGAACAGCGTTGTGGTAATCAAAAATACTAGCGCAGCCGGTCAAACTATTTTCAATCTCAAGATCGAGGGTATAGAATCCAGGTACGTGGACTTCTCTGGGATGGAGGGTACCGAAATTACCAGTACGTTCAATATTACTACGCTTACGAATGTCACTTCGGTGATGCTATATGGGGAATTCATGACCAAAGCCGGGGAGGTGCTGTAATGGCTACCGTAACATTAGTTGACTTTGAAGATATTTACACAGCCATTGCGGAAGAACTCAAGGTTCAGATTTCTGATGGTACGACCATCGGGCGCATCAAGCGCGACATCAACATGATATACCTCAACGAGGTAGTCCCGTACAAACCACGTGCATGGTGGTGGCTGGAAAAGACCCAGGACATTCAAACCTACGCTAAAATCACTACTGGCACCGTAACTATTGCAGACGGGTCCACCACGATCACGTTTTCCTCAGCCCCGGCCTCATCGGTGGCAGGATATTGGTTTAAGGTGGAAGGATTTCAGGAAGTAATCAAAATTTCATCTCACACAGGCGGGGTAGCGACGGCTACTCTTACTTCCGCATGGCGCAGGGGCGCTGTTACTGCGGAAGGTTACGCAATTTGGAGAGATTATCTAGCGCTTGACTCTGACATGAAGGAAGTTACCCAAATTACTCATGAAAAGATGGGCAGGCCCATGGATTCTGTGAATAGCGCCAAGTTCGATGAAATGCGGGCTAGATTACCTGATTACAATAGCCACCCTACCCTATTTAACGTAGGGGACTTTGACAGCAGCGGTAACCGGGTGCTTAGGTGGTTCCCGTCGTGCGATACGACGCAACATACGATGCATGTTCTCGGGGTTCAGGAAGCTACTAGGCTAAGTGCTGATGGTGACGAGCCCTTGATGCCTGTAGAGGACCGAATCGTGTTGTTTTACGGCGGGTGCTCCAGAGCCTGGGCCAGGGAGCGTAACGGCACCGAAGTCACTAGAAACTGGAATATGTTCATGAGTAAATTGACTCAGATGGCTGGAAAAAGTCAAAATGCTCCGCAGACTACGGAAATGGGAATGGACCGGGACTGGTTGCTGAACAAGAGATACCGAAGGCTCCGAAGGAATCGTGGTCCACGGTGGGAGAGTGACTAATGCCGAAAGAGGCACACGTAAGAGAATTTGTAGTGCTGCCTTGGCTGAAAGGGGTGGATACGTGTACCGACGAAGGCATTATGCACTTCACAAAAGGAAAAGAGTTCCTCACTTCGGCTACAGATATCGTGTACGAACTCGACGGCTCAAAGGTGAAGCGCGAAGGCTTTGCGTACCACGACGACGCGGCAATTACAGGCGCGGAGGACTTAGTAGGCGGGTTTGACTACTGGGCCAATTTGACTAACACCAAAACACAGAGGCTAGTGGTGTGGGATAACGGTGCTACCAGTCAATGCTGGTTTAAGACTCCCACCGCTGCAAGTTCATGGACAGAGCTAGCCAAGGATGCCACCGCTACCGCTCCCACGGTCGTGTCCCGTGTGGTGTTCGAAGTTTTCAATGATGACCTGATTATGGCCGTGACTGACTCAGCCGCAGCGGGTCGAATACCGGTAAAGTGGAATAATCAGGAAGCTGGGAATACTTACAAGCCACTTGGGGGTACGCCTCCAATGCTCAAGTTCATTCGTACCCACCAGGGCAGACTCTGGGGAGCTGGTGACCCTGTACGTCCTGACAGGCTGCATTTCTCCGGTCCTGGAAACCACGAAGAATGGAACGGGGACGGGGATAGCGGGGCTCTCGATATCGACCCCGGCGATGGAGATTCACAGGGTATCACTGCAATCTTCCCTAGCTTCAAGGGCAGACTTATCGTAGCCAAGGGTACCAGGCTGTACCAGATCGAGGGAACTACCCCGGAAGATTACAAGGTGGTCCCAATTTCCAAGGGCATTGGCTGCGTTTCGCATAATAGCTGCGTTGCTGTTGACCTTGACGACATTTACTTCATGAGTGACAGAGGTTTTCATTCCCTGGCCGTAACAGAAAAGTACGGAGATTTTGAGGGCGCCTATCTTTCCGCTGATATTCAAAAAACTTTTAATGCTTGGAGCAAAAGTAAACTGCAATTCAGCCAGGGGGTGTGGATTCCTACCTTGAACTCAGTCATGTGGGCAATATCTGAGAATGGTACTACCCTGGATTGTTTCTGGCTGTATGACATCCGGTTCAAAGCTTGGTATAAGTGGACTGGCGTAAATCCTACTTGCCTTTTTCGCGTTCAGGACGCGGCCACTGGTTTAAAGAAAGCCTACTTCGGAGACAGTGTTGGACGGCTTTCGTACACCCAACGCGGAACGGGCGCGACTGATTACCACGATTACGCCTCCACCGTGATTACTCAGAGCGTAACTACTCCGTTTCTTTACCCCGACATGGACCCGCGTGCCGTTAAGGGCTTTAAGAAACTCGGGGTGTGGGTAAAGATGAACGCAGACGTGGTGCTCACTGCCACGTTCAGACAGGCAGGACGAAACACCACGCAGACCCTTTCATTATCCACTGCATCAGAAGGTACGCCGACACTTGACGTTGACTTCATTTTAGGCACCTCAGCACTAGACGCTACGGCGGCACCCAGGATGACACCACTTCAGCTTCCGGTTGATGGCTTCTCCACGTCGTGTCAGATTACCTTGTCTAATGCTGTACTGAATGAGAAGTGTGCCATATTCGGATTTTGGATTGAGTGGGAACCTGCCGGTGACTCACAAGAAACGGTAGGTTACTAATGGGAGTTTTAGGTATAACCAAAACCTACGCGGCTCTGGATGCTCTGATGGAGTCAGACATTGACAACTTCAGAACGGGTCTGCTTACTTTGTTCAACACCGATGGCTTTGCGGCAGCGAACTTCTCTGCTGCACTTACTTTTACTTCCGACAAGTTTAGCAGCACTGAACTGACCACGACCGACGGTACTTACCTAACCTTTGGTACTGACAGTGATGGGTTACTAGGGGTGGCTGCAACTAAGGATTTGATTTTCAATACAGTTACTGCAAGCATTATCCTGAAGTGTGGCTCTGACAACAAGACGGTGGAAATGAAGTCAACCCAGTTCGACAGCGGGGACATCATACCGGGGGCTGGTGGTGCCGGATACGGCATCTTGTATTTGCTCGGGAGGTATCGAAAACCAGTGCTTGAGTACCACGGCGCTACCACTGTACGTCTTGAGCGAAACACAGAGCCAACGGACGCAACTTTGATTGTGTTCCCGGATTGGGTAATACAGGTTACAGAAGATCTTGGTACTACCCAGAAATATCGTCATGCGGACATTTCTGTTACCGCGAACGGATACGCGGTATCACATACCGGGGCTGCAAGGGGTGGTATACGCGACGGTTTGTCCTTAACCACGAATTCCTGGTACGCGGTTTACGCGGCCCGCGTCAGGTACGGTACGAACGCAGGTAACAACTTCATCATGGTTTTTGACAGTATCCTCCCTACCCAGGCTAACGAGGCTACCCTGGACGGCAGATATGGTGAAGGTCAGTGGGTTTACTTGGGGATGGTACGTTACGGCTTCGGTGCTGATGGCACCAGCAGTAATTTAATCGGGTTCAAGTATAGCAACAAGGGCTGGTGCTACTTCAATACAAACGACGGGGGCGCAACGCTTGGTGGTCTGACCCTCGCACAGTCCACACTAGACGCAAATGACGCGCCGCTCTATAATATAGCCGACGGAATGGCGGGAAATGTAATCCCGGTGGATGCTGTTTCAATGGGCCAGTTCAACGTAAGCAGGGCGCGAGTATCAAATTGGTACATTCGGGATACCGCCGATAGCACGATATGGCGCGGGGGCTGGCAGGAAGAGGAATCAGCAGTACCGCATGGACATCAGGTGGAAATACCGGTTCAGGCTGGCATTGATTTTTGTCAGACCAGGATAAGCACAGGTGCGGTGGATAAAAGGGTTGTGCTTACAGGATTTTGCGATAGGTTTGTAGGAGTACGGAGGCACGGTAAAGGTATATGAGTACCCTCAATATCACTCGTAGTCTAGTTTCCGCCACGAATCCTACTGAAGACCAGTTCGATACGATTCGTGATGAACTCCTGGCCTACTTCAATGGCACAGAGCTGGAAGCTACGAACATCGCTGATGGCGGGATGTTATATACCAGTCTGACTTTGGCTGCGGATGATGACCCGCTACTCTGGGAGGACAGTGATTCACGCCTTGAGTATGTGTCTGCAACCAATAACTTTCTTATCCGCTGCAATACCGGTGAGATTGTGTTTCAAAACAAGATCGGCACTACCAGTGCGGAATCTCTCAGAATGGAAACCACCGGGGCCTTAACCATCGGGGCTGGTGGGATACCAAAGATAGGCCAAGGTAACAGTTCTACGGCCATGGACCTGGTGCACGCGCTGGCACGCTACCGCAAGCCGCGTCTGGAATACACTGACGATGACATTATTACGATAGAAAACAACACAGGTACCAGCGGACAAACCGTGTTGTTTCAGCGGGACCAGGTTACCGCCGTAGTTGATCGTACACTCAGCCTTGCGGTCGAGGCCAACGGTTACGCCGGGGCTCACACGGGGGCAGCCGTGAGCGGAAGAAAAGTGGCCCTGGCCCGCGCAACTAATACCTGGTACTACATTTACGGCGTGCAAGTTCAAGGCGGTGACGACATTGGCGGAAATAGCATCATGGTGGCGGATACCACAAGCCCAGTGCAAGCAAATTGTGCTGGGCTCGACACGGCCTACGGCGCCGGTAAGTGGGTTTACCTTGGGATAATCAGGAACGGCTACAATGATGGCACCAACACCAACATAATTGTGCCTTTCCAGTACGACGAATATGGGGAGCTACGGTTCACCAAAACTACCTCGCAGGCTAGTGACGGTATGGGTATTGTTTTAGCTTCCGCGACTGCCTCTACTGATCTAGATTACGCGATGGCATTTGGCACGGGCGCCGCTGAAATTCCTGTTGTGGCACTACGCGGCACACTTATGGGCTACCGCTCCGGGTATGGTTTTGAAATGTATTACATAGATGATTCAACTGCTGAGGTGCATGCGCTGAATACGAACTACCAGCATACTAGTGGCGAGTCACAGCTTACTGCAACAGCGGTGTTGGATATTCCATTTATGAACAGTTACACTATAAGACTGAAAATCGGCTCTACTTCGACCACAAATAAGATACGACTAGCAGCACTGGTGGATCATTATGTCTGATTTAAGCCTCACCAAGAATTACGCTGACACTGAACTGCTTTATAAAGCAGACATTGACGACATGCTAACGGAGCTGGAAGCCAAGACTAATGGCATGATTGACTCTGATAACGTGGCATCTGGCTGGGCCACCCTTGGGCAGCTCACCATCGACAAGGATTTAACGCTCACGATGGGTACCACCGATTCCTCTTCAGTGGAACTTGATTCAGTCACACTGGATTTCACCTTCTCAAACACATACTCCACTGGAAACACAATCTTTAAGGTGGCCAGTGCTGAGGTTGCCCGCATTGACGGCACCTCCAATAACCTAGAAATTCAGGACGACGTATATTTCAAGGATCGTAACACCACCTACAGTCTGTTTCGGCTACTGGGTACCTACAGAAAACCGGTTTTGGTGTATATTGACGGTGACTCCATTGACATGGAGAATAACACAGAGACTGCAAACCAGTCCTTGGTAGTGTTTCCGTCTGGACCAGTGGCGGTTACGGAAGACACCGCAGCAGCACACAAGTACCGCAGGCTAGAAACCGGAGCTACTGCCAACGGGTACGGCTCGACGCATACAGGGGCCGCAGACTCTGGGCTCAGAGTCGATGTAACACTTGCGGCCAATACCTGGTACTTCATCTATGCCGTCAGGGTCCGGTATGGTGACAATGCTGGAAACAATTTCATCATGGTGATGGACACTACAGAGCCTATCTCATCTAATGAAACCACCCTGGATAGCAGATACGGGTCAGGAGAGTGGGTATACCTCGGTACGGTCAGAAGAGGTTTTGGGGATACCGCTACGACCACCTTGGTATCCTGGCAGCAGGACCACCAGGGCTGGACTTACTTCGTGGATAGAGGTACAGCGGACGACTTCTTTGGCATCAGAGTTGCCTCGGAAACCATATCCAGCACTACCTATTCCAACTTGTTTACCATAGCAGCAGGTACCGATGGTGAGAGTATTCCTTCAATCTTTTCGGCACTTAAGCTCGATATTCGTGCAATTGCAGACGGTGACAGCGATATCGGTGCTAATTTCGAGTTCAGAACTGCCGCCGGTAACTCCCTGCATAACCTACCCTCTATCGGAAATGAGCAGATTGCTGATGGAGCACAAGGGTTTATCATAAAAGTACCCAACACCGTAGGGGCAGCACTGGGGGCAAAAAGGTTAAGTACTTCAGGGGACGATTATACTGTAAAGCTTTTCGTTTCAGGATTTTTAGATCATTATGTGTGATAGGGTGGTTTTATGGGAAGTTCCGATTTTTCTAACATTCAAAAGTATGTAACCGGCGGGCTCCAACAGGGTACCGCTGCGACTGGGCCGGATGAACTTTCCCAGGTGACCACCTCACCCGCAGCACCGGAAGCGAACGTATATTCTACTAGGCCCATGGTGGCCCCTACTCCCCAACCGGGAGTGTACGGCGATTTTCAGCCAAGCTTACCCAAAGCCAGTAACAACGTACCATGGAGCAAATTTAGGGAAGAGCCGTTTAAACGTAAGCAGTTACCTAAGTTCAGCAATGGCCCCGGCTCCAGGATGTTCAACTATCTTACTTTCCGAAAATTCGTCAAAGAGCCCAAATTCTTCAACCCCGCTGGTGAAAAAAGCCCTATCGCTGACATTCTTACCCAGACCCCAGAGGCTCTAAGAGCAGCTTTGCAGGTGCTCGGCATATCTGGGGAGAACAACCCCCCTGGACTCGGTTTGAATATTGACACGGCACGTAAAATTTGGTTTGGGGAAAATGAGGTAACCGATGCTGATGAGGCCGAGTTTCGGTCCATGATGGGTGGAACGGTGGACAGCAAGGCAGTTAGACAGTTTGTAAATCACGATGGGTCCACCACATGGGAAGTAATGAACCAAGACAAAACCGTTATGTCACGCTTCACACTTGGGGAGCACAAAGGCAAGAAATTATTTGTTCAGGGCGGATATTCCGCCTATGCTCAGGAACTGCGGAAGCTAGCACAGCAGCTCCAAGGGTCTGACAAGTGGGAAGCAGATTTTAATAGAATACGATCTTCAATATTGGGGTAAATTATGGGATGGATCTTACCGGTTCTTGGTGCAGTTAGTGCAATAGCATCGTTAAAGGGTTCCAGTAATAACCGAAAAGCTGCGGAAACCAACGCTAAGGCGGCTGCGAATACGACCTCCACCACCGAAGAAATAATTCACCGCCCACCGATTGATTTTGGAGCAATGGGCGTACAGGGCTATGACATGGCTCAGCAATGGGCCGCGCTTATGGAAATGGTTAGACAAGCTGCGGGTTCAGACCTCATGCCGGGAATGGGATTTGAGCCAGGTGCCGGGCAAGGTGCGTTATCCGCGTTTGACCAGGTATCAAGTGTTGGCGATGACGGCAGGGAATCTGAGTATGCCGGTTATGAGGTGCTTCGTAAAGCAAAGCAGGCTTTGGAAGTAAAACTGAAATACCTTGGTATTGACAACGGCATGGGTACAAACCCATCAGGCGTGAAAATGACGCTCCAGGAGTTCATCCAACTTAGGCTTGCCAACGATCCCTCCGGCATGGTGTCCAAGGGCTTGTCAATGTCAGACCCAGTTCAGGAAGAAGAGTTTGTCAGTGTAGCTGGGCGCATGGGAATTCCAGAAAACGCAGTTAGGGTGGTGTCCATGCTTGCCGATGACCTCCAGCTTGCTGGCAAAGAATCAATGGACGCACTTGCCGGTGACCCAAAACACGCGGAAGGTATCGCTTATCTCAAAACACAGGGCGTTATTCGTACCGACGGTATGGTAAACCAAGGCCAGCTAAAGAAACATGCCAGTAAATTGGTGGAGGCTACCGTAGCAAACCGAAGTTCGGCTCCAGAAACCCCTGAAATGCTGGCTACTCTAACCGACGAGTTCACTCGGCTCTCGGGTAAGGTCATGGACCCAAAACTAGTGAAGCAAGAACATATTGGGGACGGTTTAGTTCGCACACGAATTTTGAATTCCGATGGTACCCCAGCAGTGTCGCTACTGGAAGGAAGTGTGAGCCTTCCAAATGGCCAAGTTCTTCGGGATGTTGACCTAATCGGAGAGGGCGTTCAGGACTGGAAGAAACTTCAACAAATGGTGGGAAATACAGGCAGTATGTTTGAACAATCCTCCCCTACTCCTACCCCGGAATCACCAGCTAAGGCCAAAAAACCAGCAAAGCCCGCAGGGGCTGAGGGAATGGCTGACCTTTCTACGGGTGGAGCTTCTCCTGGTGGGGCTGCAACAGCCACAGGCGGTGAAGGCGATCTAGTGGCTCAGATTGCCGCACTACTTGGTGGGAGTGCTGGTGCACCTGGTGCGGCGCCAACTAGCGCCGATACACTTGACCCAACTGGTATGCCGGGTTACGATACAGGAAAACCCACCGGGATGCCGAACTCATTTGGTGTAGCAGATTTGGGCGGCGGAAATATGGCGGACCCGGCTATGGACCCGTTCGGGATGATGGCAGGACAGCCGGAAGAAGAAAACCAAATGGCAGGAATGGAAGCGGACGGTACGGGTGGTGGACAGGACATGGAACAGATGATGGGCATGTTGATGAAAAATCCAAAAATGATGCAGCTTCTACTCATGATGATGATGCAAAACCAGAAAAAACCGGCAGGGTATTCCGGTTCACCGCTGGCAGCAGGAGGGTAAATGGAATACAGGAGAGACAGAGACAATACCAGACCTGAAGGAACCACCGGCAGACCACCAGGTGAAAACCCGTCGTCCCCGCCTCGTACGCACCAACAATACGCGCCTTCATGGGCTCCGCCACGCGTACCGGCACCTTCGTGGAGAACCCCTCCCCCGGCTTTTCAAAGGCCGGGAGGCTCAGGGCACGGCCAAAGACCAGTCCATACCCGTAACTGGGAGGGCGAGGGCGATACCCGCGTTAGGATGAGCACGCGCAACGATTATGACCGGAACAGAGGAAGATATGACGATGAGCGTTACGCTCCAGGCGCGGTGCGTTTGATCGCAAAAGCAGGAAATCAGCCCTTCCAGATTCTAGGGCTCAAAAACCGCACCGATTACCAACCAAATTCGGTGGTAATCAAAGGTAAGGATGGCAACTGGTACCGTGCAGTTCCCTACGGCAGCAACAGCATGGGCGGTAGACAGCTTGACAGACTAAAAGGAAGGCTTGACTATTATGACCGTGATGGGGGCTCCCGATGGGGAGGACACGGTGGTGGACATTGGGGTGGAGGCTGGGGTGGGCGTAGCCACTGGGGTCCGCCGTCTTGGGCTCCAGCATGGGGATTCAGAAATCATGGGGGATGGCGGGATGGTGGACATTCTCGTGGCGGTGGCTGGGGCAGTAATTATTCACATGGTGGTAGCCGCCGGGGCGGGCACGGCGGTGGTAGTAGGTTCTCCAACGTCCACTACCTCGGGATGTCAAGTCCGGGAGCGCCACGCAATGTTTGGTATAACGGCAGAACCATGTACTATAGTGGAGAGGGCGGTGGAACCTACCTCGTTACACCAGGCTCTTATGGGTATATTTCTCCATTTAGACATGGTGGACACGGCAGAAGGGGCCGGGGTCATGGCGGTAGGGACAGAGGACACGACCGCGAACGGCGCGGCGGGCATGACCGGGACCGAAGAGATAATGATCGTGGAAGCAGCAGCCGAAGAAGCGACGGCTGGAAAAGGTATCAGTCCGGTGAGCGTGATTTTGACCGATCACGGGAACGCGACAGCAGGCACGGTAGTTGGTTCAAGGATTGGTGGAGAAGGTGGCACTAAATGAGTTATCTTTCGAGGTGGGCAAATAGCTATCACGGTAGACGACGGGGCCACGACAAGGATTCTTGGTGGAACCAGGGCAGGCATCGTCAAGGAAGACGGCGAGAACCAACTGCGTCCAGAACCTACAATGGGCATCCTTCAAACCCCTTCCCGCAGGTTCAGTCCAGTAAGCCTTCGTCAACATCGTCCAGAACGTCAAGTCGTCAACAGCCTGCACCGGCTCCGAACCCTCGTTGGGCTAACCTAGAAAACAACCAACCGCTCCCGCAGGGGTGGCAAAGGCCGTATGCGCAACCTACCTCCATCAGTTCCTTAATTACTGGGCTTTTGTACCAGTCCAGGCAAGACCCTATGGATGTATGGAACAATTTCTTCGGAAATAAAAGATCCAGTAATCCTACTTATTCCGGTGGTACCACCGGTAAAAACCCATGGGGTTATGATAAAGGGGCTTCCAGCGGGTCCACTGGGGCATCCCAGGGAAACCTATCTCAGGCCGCGATGCAGTCCCTACAGCTTGCGGATGCCTACTTCAGTCCTAAGCGGCTGGAACTGGCCTACGAACTCGGGGACATGGAAACCGATATGCGAAGGCTTTCGGTCAATCTTGGTAGGCAGGTGGATGACCCTATTCTCCAGGCCAAACTATACAAGGAAGCCATGCGATCAATCAGAACACTTGATTCTGAACAGAACTCCTTTGCCATCCAAATGGTGGAACAACGCCGGAAAGAAGAGCTGCAAAACTCCCAGTTCTATGACCAACTAGCGCTCGAAGAGCGCAAGACCACAATGCAGGATGATCAGTTCTATTCCAACCTATCTCTCCAGCGCGACCAGGCTGAGGACCAGAATAAGCAGTTCTATGCTAATCTGTCAGTGCAGCAACAGCAGGTTAGGAACCAGAATAACCAGTTCTATGCACAGCTGAATAAAGGTACCGGTACAACCTCTAGCAGCGGGTACGGGTACACAACGGGGTGGTAAATCATGGCTATTAACTTTCAGGGCAAAGGTGCAACAGGTGGGGCTAGTCTTCAGGAACAGCTTGCAAAGATGCTTGCGAACCTTCAGAAGTTCGCTGGGCCTATCTATGAGCAGGCTACCAAAGAAGGCTGGGGTGGTAGCAGCACCGAAACAACCCACGACCCGTCAAAAACCGCAGAGCTGATGCAGGATATCCCTTCCGCAGGGGAGGCTTTGTTAGGCGCCGCGCAGGGTGCCTTGGCTGGCTTCCAAACTGCCCGTTCTTTTACTCCCGGTAGTCAGGGTAAGGGCAGAACCGCTGCCGATATCATCGGCGGCACCTTGGGGATGCTGGCAGGCGCAGGAGGCTCCAGCTCTAGCCGACGCGGCGCAGTAGCCACCACTGAGGCGATGCGTGGACTGACTGAACAGGCTGCGAAGTTTGAACAGGGTACCAGGCAGAAAATGGCCAATGACGCAGTTGCTTCGCTTTCTCAGCGCATGGGTGAACTCCAGAACCCACAGAACCCAAAAGAGGCCGCTATGTTTGCAGCCGAAAAGGACAAGCTTGTGGCCCAAACCGCGCAACAGCTCGCATTGGCAGGGGTGGCTCCTGATAAGGCAGTTGAAACCTCCAGAATGCTTGCAGCTATCCATGACCCGCAGGGCAGATTCTCAGACTCCAGAACCAAGGCGGCATCGGCATGGGCCGAATATGCTGCGATTCCTGAGAGTGAAAAGACTGAAGCCGATAAGGAAATGCTACGGCAGAAATTAAATGGTATCGTAGTTTCCGAAGCGATTGCCACGGGTAAAATGCCCGCAAATATGGGCACGATGATTTTTGGCGGCTCACAAGGCGTTCCAGGTGGGGCGCCCGCAGGTCCGATGTCTAGTGCCCCTCCTACTAATCCTGGACAGGCACCAGGAATGGCCCCTGAACAAAACGGTGCGTGGCATCCCCCTATGACCGCGCCCGGTGGTGCCCCCGGCGCTCCCCCCTCTGGCGCTGGGGGTCAACCAGCAAACTCGGCATACCTGACACAGGAAGATACGCTTGGATCTGAACAGACCGGATTAGCTATCGGGGCAATTGAGGACATGTTGAATTTGATAGACACGGCTCCACTACCTGCTGGACCTATGGAGGGTGCAGCATACAACTTTTATGAAGAGGGCCTTTCCGGAGCACAAGGCTCTGCAATTGGAGCTGGACTTGGAGCAGTAGCTGGCGGCGTTGCTTCTGGTGTCCCAAGTCTTGGTGTGGGTGCAGCTGCGGGGGTCACAGGTGGAGCGGTGGCTGGTGGCACAATGGGCAGGGGCTTGGAAGGCATGGGTGAAGGTATGCCCCCCTGGATGATTCCAGGACTGTCAGGGGAACAGGTTGAAGGCATGCAGCAAATGAAGTTCCTATCTCAGGCGCTTTCATCGGCAATCGCAAAGGCCACTGACCCTAAAACTGGTGTTCAGCGGTATGAAGGTATAGCATGGCAGGAAATGCTCTATGATCCGACAAAATCACTTGAAGTAAATCGTGCCGGACTTTTGACACTACTTGACCAAATGAAGGCCCGTGATGCGCAGTACTCTGCGAAAGCCGCAAGAGGCTACCCAGGTGGTAAACTCCCGGCGGCGCCTAAGGCCAGGACTACGACAAGGGGACCAGGATACATATTATTTAATTAAAGGAGGACAGCTATGAAAAAGTGTAAGAAATGTAAAATGCCGATGAAAAGCTGCAAATGTAAAGGGAAATAAATGATTTACTTCAAGACGCCGGAAGGACAAAGTGGGGCACTGGATATAGTACAGATGCTGCGTGCAGATGGGCTCATTCCAACTGGCGTTCAGGACGGAAATGTAATGTACACCTCAGAAGACGGGGTGGAAGAGGGCATGTTCTCGGTGGCCGACTGGGCCATGCAAACTGGGCATACAATCAGTAAGATTGACGGGTTTAACTCTCCTGTTACTGCACTTCCGCTTCCTCCAACTGGCATGAACTCACTGGATCAGTCTGTGTGGTTCATGGATGGTGGCAACATGCAGGCCCTTCAGGAAATGTTCCCCCAGGCACAGAGGCTTTCCGATGGCAGAGCAGTGGTGCTAGACAAGGACGGGCTCTGGAAAACCATGTGGTCAGACAACTGGTCCCCTCCGGCCAAGTTCCCCACCTACCAGGATTTGGCAGACCGGGGGCAGGCCCTGGATGTCAAAGAGGGCATGAAGAGCGCCGGAATAGTTTTCTTGTTTGGGCTTTCAGGACAAGACTTGGATATCAGCAAGACCGGTGGAGCTACTCCTAAATCCATAACCAAGTGCCTGCGAGCAGTAAGCAATAATGCCCCCACTGAGAACAAAATGATGATCGGTAAGATCATGCACCAGACCACCGGGATTGATGAGTGGAAGTTCATGAACGCGCTCTACAGCCCAGAAGAGGTTGGTGCATGGCTCGACCAGACCCAAAAGAGCAGCACATTTCAGTTCCGCATGAAACAAGTTTCCGTAGCCGACATGGTAATTAAGTCCATGCACCAAATTGCTGTAAGACAATTCATTGACGCCATGAATGCGCTCTCAAAAATGCCTGAAGCTAAACACATGATTATCAACCTCAAAGAGGTAACCGACGAATTCATTACGATGCTCGACAGGCTTGACGTTATTCGGGACATGGGCAAAATTACTGGTTTAGAGGAATGGAAATCCATAGCGGAAGATAAGGCCGTGGACCCCTCCAAGCTCCCTCCGATGCCTGCCTTTGTACCAAAACTCGTTAAGCTTCTGAAGTGGATCATGCCGGTATCCCAGAACAACGTGCTTGCATTCGCCAAAGGCCAGCGGGGCTTCAAGGCGATCATGTCACTGATGGTGATGGTGGACAACTGCCTCTATTCACTTTCCGATGTGCCAGATTCCACAGCTAAACAGAAAATGTTTATGGCCCTGAAGAACATCCAAACACGAATGGAAAACAAACTGGCTATTTACTTCCATCCCGAAAAGAACCCCGATGGAATGAAGAGCAATCTTTTCCATGAAGCCAAAAAGAATTACGGCGACAAGCGGGAAGTAGTGTATGCGATCGTGCAGAGCTCTAAAGAAACATGGGCTCAACTCATTACAGAAACCCTACGTAAGGAACCCAACCTCGAAGCATTCTATGACACACTGCCCAAAGATTTCGCTGGGCTGCTCAAGACCTTCCTGGCAATGGACGTGGCATATGACATGCAACCTTGGATTGACCCGGAGTATCGCAAGCGCATCAATGACCCCCTGGCCATGATGTCTGACATCTATGGGGCGCCTCCCCCAGAATTCGGCTACCTGGCAGATAACAGCCCCAGGGCCGCGCTGAATATCATTGAAACCTTAACCCAGACTGCGGCAATGTTTAACACCATGGGGGACCGCCAACGGCTACACGTAGTTAGGTCCCCTCTCCTGTTCGCCAATATGATGAACATGCTCCAAACTGCTGCGGTGCAGCGCGAGGTGGGTACGGTAGAAACCTTGACTCGCATGGGCATGATGGCCAACAATGACCCGTACACCTCGGTGGACCCGCGCAGGATATGGGAAGACCCGGTGGCCGTGGCGGAAGATCAAAAGGCACAAATGGCCGCATATATGGAACAAATGGCATCAGAAAAGGCTGCAGAAGACGTGGCAAAACTGGACCAGAACGCACAAAGTGCTATGATGGCAGAGCAACAGGGCGCTCCGGCTGCTGCTGCACCAGCGCCACAAAGCGCAAATTCGGCAGCCCCTAACGGGGCTCCGCCAATGATGGCAGCAGGAGGATAGAAATGCTCACGATTAATGAAAAAGCAAAATTCTCGCTGAGTATCGTAATTTCAATCGTGGCTCTGGCTTTTAGCGTCGGATTAGCGTGGGCCAAGGTAAATCAGATTGCAGAGTTGGAAAAAGTGATTAGAAGTGTAGACACACGACTCTCCCGAATTGAAGGCAAATTGGGTGTACATTAATGGGTGCAGAAAGTGATCCAAAATTTTTAGCCGCGATGGCCAACGTGAAGTCCTCCCCGTATTACACGGGAGGGGCACCTCTGGCCACACAACAGGCCCAACAGGTGGCGTACGCTAGTAATCCTGCTTACTATAACAACACGGCTGCACCGGCTCAGCCCATCATAAATAACCCGGCAGCACTGGATGCTATCAAAAACGCCAAACCAGGAGTGGATTTGGCTCCGATTCTCAAGAACCTTGGGCTATCTCCTTTAGCTATCAAGTCAGTCCTGAATGACCCCACCAGGAAAGCTGCGGGCACAGATGCCCCGGCTAATGGCGACCCAAAAGACTCGCCGTTAATTGACGAAAAAGAATTAGGCAACCGTACCGACGTAAACAAGGACGGCAAGGTAGACAACGCTGACGGTATGCCGCGTACCTCTCCTGAACTATTGGCTATGCTGAACCAAGGTCAAATTGACCAGGCCGCGCTACCTAAAGTTCTAACTATGTTCGAATGCACGGGCTGCAACGAAGCCCAAAAATTAGAGCTGGGATTCTACCTTCAGCGCTTCATCGTCGACGGAATGATTAGGGGCGAGGACGTAATAAAAAACATACAAGACCAGGGCGGTTTAAAATTCAACATGGACTACACACCAGGAAGAGGCATTGGCGGTATGGCCGATACCGGGGGTGGAGTAAATGTATCCCTTTACGGCTGGGGTGATTATTCCGATGGCTGGAAATTCGATGACTTCTACCACGAGGTGGGTCACAACCTGCTAGAGCGCGGACATAACTACGACCCCAATTCCGTAATGTACGGCCCGGGAGACGTAGGTCAGTTGAAGGGTCCTGAATGGCTTTCTGGGGTCTACGACTATGCAATGGGCGAGCTGTACAACCCGGATAATTGGGCTAAAACGCAAGCACCACCAGGTGTGGCCCCAAAAGTAGATCCTAATGCATACCCTCAGACCACTCCCGGTACCCCGCTACCTCCGGCTGGCCCTGTTGACCCTAATCCAGTCGGTCAAGGCGCGCCTCAAACCGCCGCTCCGCCCGTCGCAGCTCCCGCTCCAAATGTTGCACCGATCGGGCCGACTTCCTTGATTGGTCCTGCAGGTCCCACTGTTGGAGTAACTGGCTCGCCCTACTACCAGGGGCCACCAACCAGAATGGCATCCAGTAATCAGGCTCAGCAGGCCGTGGCTCAGCAATTTGTTGAGTTTGGTGAGAATGCCCCGCGCGGCTCAGAGTCTCTTGAGTCTGCGATCGCCGAGATGGAGGGCGGATCATTTTCGCCTCCAGGTTCGGCTGGATCGTCACGGGCTCCCCGTGGGGCGGGAGCAAATATACCGAATCCGTTTCGGGATGAGCTTGGCCGTATGCTTCAACAGGGTGCGCCGATGTTGAGAGGCTTAGGGGGAGCGTTAACCAAATGGCGTAAGTGATCAGCTTGTTCATGATTTTTTACCTCTTTAGACAATCGTTTCTGCAATTGGTATACCCGCTGCTTCTCTCTAATGATTTCCCGATTAGCGTAGTACCTAACCTTGTTGTAGCTTGACCAGCACAAAGGACAGGTGGCATTCATCCACCTACTACCCTTTTCGTCGCGAAATATCTTATCCCCTCGACTATTTAAGCCACTTAATATTGCTACGCCTTGCACCCTGCAACGGCTGCATTGCTTTTTGTCCATTACTACTCCAATGAAAAATGGTGTGGACGGTGAGACTCGAACTCACAACGGGCATAACCCGCAGATGATTTACAGTCACCTTGCTTTCCATTCGCTTCGGCCACACAAAAATGGTGGAGGCGGGAAGGAGTTGCACCCTCCGTTTTCGGCTAGGATTGTCTTGCTGGGAATCGAACCCGCCGCTGGGCGGCGCAATTGCCTCTCCTACTCTTCTACTCGCCCCCTCAGAGGACATTACCTGCTACGAACCCTACCAGGATTGACAGCGGGATGAAAGTCCAAAGATTATTCCGTTTGTTAGCGGCCCGCAAGTCCACGATTTGGGTTGACATGAGATTTATCTGCTGCTCGGCAGCTACCTGGTAAGCCTCAAAAATCTTCACCCGGTCCCGGCACACCAGGGAAAACTCCAGACACTTTTTCAGTTCCTGGCTCTGCGTCATCCATACCGGGACGGTGGAATTGAGATTGCCCTGGCTGACCAACAAAGGGCTGGCCAGCGAGTTCGTCGGGGTTGTGAACAGAAGTGCGACTCCAAATAGCTTCCATTTCTGCCATTTTATCTTCATATTCCCTCTTATTTTCCATCAAAATCTTGCGGTGCTCTTCAAGGAACCAGTTGTTTCTAGCTAACTCAGCGCTTATTTTAGCATCCCTGGCTTCCTTGGCTATTTTCCTGTAGGTCAGAAACAGCCCTAAGATAACTGCCAATAAAACGATTGTCTGTATTGCTTCCGCGCTCAATTGCATTCCCTCCCCAGGGTATATATGGTATTCCGCGTTTCCGCAGTACCTTTATTAAAGTCGATCTTAATTAAGGATGATGTTCTTAACGAGGTGCATCCAAGTTTGGGGTGATCAGGTGTATGCCCGATTAGTACAAATGTTTCCCCGGCACAGATAAGCTTCCAGTCATCGATGCGGGCCTTCTGTTTCTTAGGCTTAAATAACTTAAGCATTAAGCACCTCGAACGCTTTCTTGTAGTCCTGGAACCACATCGGAATAAGAGTATCCCTGACACGACCGATTGAGTAGGGCTCATAACCTGCAATATGTCCAAAAGCCCCATACCAATACGTCGAACCGGGCAAAAGTATGACATCTCCCACCTTTGAATCACACGGAAAGGTATTACCCTGCTCATCCAACTGACCGGGACCAGTCATTAGCACAATGCCGAACTCAGTCATGGTGTCTTCTATGGTATCCCGGAACGTCTTGGCACCTTGCAGGATGATACCGGATTTGGTTTTCATCTCGATAGCCGGGAGGCGCTCCACCAGCAGGTGGTCCCCCTTTAGTTCCATAATTCCTGGAAATTCCAAAGTAAGCCTTCGAAATTTCTTGAGGTACTTGCTTGACCCTACTGCATCCCCAGTAAAAAACTCACTCATTCGCCAATTCTCCATCTCTCGATTATGTTATCCAACGCGTTCATCTGCGACTCTGTTACATACCCAACTTTTTGAATTCGGTCGTACACACTCTCAACAAACTCTGTATCAAAGTCAGCATCCGTATCTGAAGCCCATTCTAAGATATTTTCGATCTTTGTTTCGGCTTCATGAAAATCCAGCAAGTTCGGCTTAATCACTCCCACGACTAGGCCACCGGTGCCTTCGGTGCAGTCATGCGCTGGTTCAGGAGCTGCACAATCTGTGTGGTGTTTTGGGCCTGAAGCTGTAGCTTCCGCTCAAGGTCTTCCATCTTTGCATGAGTGTCATTCAGGAACTGGTTCATTGACTCGAACTGTTCTGCGACCGCAGGTTGTGCAACCACAGCAGCACCTGCCTTACCAAGCCCCTGATCCCCGGGAATAATGTCCTCAATAATTTGACCAACCTTCGACCCTTTTAATCCCTCCATCGCTTTGGCGAGGTGTTCCATAACATTTCCGCCAGTGAAGATACCCACTGCGGCGATAATCAGAACCTGAGTTTGGTCAGTCAGACCGCCGCCCAACTTCTCAATAGCAATACCTATGGCCAACCCGACCAGGGAAACCATAAGTTTTCTGTGTCCTTCAGGAAATAAAGCTTGAATCAGTTTTGTCATTATCGTCATCCTTTTTCTCTACTTTCTTCTTTTTTGTTTTTCGTGAGTAATGCCCACGACGTGCCATCTTACGAGTACCACCACCATAAAATTCCCAACAATTAAAACAACACCACTTTTGGGAACTGGAAGTCATTGTCCAGTAAACGGACTTGCATCCCGAACAATGACGTTCCTCCAACGTGAACCCGTATCGTACTCTCATAATTTTTAAATCTCTACGTCATCCTCCCCGCCCATTTCTGGGATTGGCGGGCCTCCCTGTTGCTGAGTATAACCCGCAGTTGCACCCTGTTGCTGCGTGGCGTTTTGCTGCTGCTGCACGGGTGGCTGGTAAGCCCCTTGTGGCGGCGGAAGCGGTGCGGGGCTTCCTTGTCCCGGTAGAAACGGCTGCTGAGGGTGTGGCTGCTGCGGACCCGGCACAAACTGTTGACCGTATTGGGGCTGATAGTGTGCCTGTTGCGGACCCTGAACCGGTAGTACCCCCGGAGTTTGTTGAGGGGGGTACTGTTGCTGCTGGGGTACCCCCATCTGAGGGTTTTGAGCGCCCTGCTGTACAAAAGAAGGTGGGTACTGCGGTGCCGACCACTGCTGCCCAGGCTGCTGTTGAGTCTGTTGCTGCGGCGGGTACTCTCTTCGGCCACCTTGCTGGCCCCATTGACGGGGCTGATCCGGGTTTTTGGGGGCCACTTGCATGTTAGTGCCTGCAAAGGGCCTACCACCGTTTTTAGGGTGTCGTGGGCTAGTGTACATCGTGATATGGGCACCTAGCTGGCCATTGTTGTTCAGGATTTCATTCAACTTTACAATTAGCTTATGAAGCTGCTCTGGGTCCAACACGAATGAAATTGTAGACTCTGCCTCTGGGTCCAAAACCTGCTTATTTACAGTGCGTTTGCCAGTCTTTCTGGTCCGCACGTAATCGATAGGAGCCTTATTACTTTGTTGCGGTTGAAACCCACCCTGATTCTGCGGAGGATAGCCCCCGCCGTTTCCGTAACTCATTCCTTCTCCTCGCCTTTCTGAAGTTCGTTTTGAACCTCTTCTTTTACATCCCCCTCAAGGAAACTTGCAAGCATGTTCGCATCAAGCGATATCGCTGCCTTGAGTAAATAGTTAATCATTAACAACCTTCCACGAAGAAACTCTGCCGGGGTTTGACTTTTGAACCACTGCCCTACGGCTTCGATCTTTAAACCTGGCACGCCTTGTTCTAGCACTTCGTGCAAAATAACTTTTCGCCCCGTAGGCCCACTAGTGGATAATTTCTTACCATTCAATCCAACCAAGCTCATTTAATCCCCATAGGCATTGCCTCTTCTGTAAAGATTGCGTCAACAAGATACCCACACTGCGGACACCTAACGGCTGGGTACCCCGCGCAACAATCGCATGGATTGGATTTCAAATCACTTTCCTTGGCCGTTTCAACTACGTCTACTTGGGCATTACAGTTTGCACATAGCACCAGCATTTTCTATAGCCTTTTCTCCAGCTTCTTTAACAACTCTTCCAAGATCGTTTTTGAAGCGGTGTTTTTGTTAATATAATAACTACGCGGTCGCATCCTATCTTTGTAATACGAATCATCCCGTTTTTCAATAGCAGGAAGAATGCTCGAACGAATTAAATCAATGTCATCGTGGACCAATTTAATCAAAGCTTTGAGCATGGCACGGTCAATAATCCAGGCATCATAGGATTCACGCCTTGCCACTAGCTCTTTTTTATGCGCCTCAGCCAAGTCCCTGGCTTCACCTTCCGTAGCGTACTGCACGATTTCATCCAGCTCATGAATGTCCTTAGCTCTGGCTTGTCTTTCTTTGACTCCTTTAGTAAGGATAGCTTCCAGCTTTTTGTGATGCTCAGCAATCAAAGCGCCAGCTTCTTTGGCCAGCTGCAGTTTGAATGCCTGCTCATCGGAAAGATTAGGCTTACCGTCAAAACGCTTTGTAATCTCCGTAGCATTCATCAGGGCCTTGGTTGTCTTGACGTAGGCCCACTGGATTTCCTCCCGGTCCAGCGGAATAGCAACGGTGCGTACTTTACTTGCCATCTTCAAATACCCCCGCTTTTTTCAGCTCGTCCCAAACCATTGTCGTTAACTCTGCTACTATTTCAGCATTCAGTTCCTTTCCAATGACACCAAATAAATGGCCAAACCCAGAGCGTCCTTTAAGTTCTTTGATGGACTTCGTAACGATAGTGTTAACCAGCTTCATTTGTTTTTGTTTGGTCATACAGTCACCACGTGATTTTCAATCCACCTACGGAGAGAAAGATCATTAGTGCCGATCATCTCTATGACCTTATCATTCCCTGACCGCCATCCAGAGACAACTAACACCTTCACAGTGTCACCTGAATTAGACATTTCAACCGCCTCCACGTCGGAAATCGGGATAGCTACATGGGTCAGTGTTTTTCTTTCTGTACCTACTAAAAACTTTTTTGCTTCGCTCATTTACATAGCCCTCAATTCGTAACTCGTGTAACGACCACTGCTATCACGATATGGATTATTATTATAGGCACC